CACGATAGACTATCCCTTGATACGGGAAACATATTCGTTGAATATGAGAGTCGTGGTAAAGCGAGTGGAATAGCAAGAACTGAAGCTAAATATTATTGCTGGGCATTTGGAGATACATTTCACATCATCAAGACTAAAGACCTAAAGGAAAGATGCAGAAAACATATTGGTACGGATAGGGATATTTTAGGGGGGGACAATAATTCCTCAAAGGGAATTTTGCTCCCCATTACAGAATTATTTTAAATAATTAACTTTTTTGTTTGTTATGTTGTTTTTATTTTATAGATTTACATATCTAATCTTAAAAACGAATGATTATGTCTAAAAAAGAAGAAGGTAGCTTTGAGTACGATGGTGTTCAATTTGACTATCGAGTTTACATTACAGAAGGTTATAGAGGTAATAACTATGACATTGCCCCAAGACAAACAGAAATTGATATTGATTTCATAGGGTTCTTCCCAGATACTAATCTTGTACATTGTTTGCACGATTCAGTTGAGAATCAATTAAGGGAATTATTATTGGAGGATGTATGGATTTAATTGATGCTACAAAATCTTACGCTGACCAGATGGAGGCAATTGGAATTGTCAAGGAGTGGATGAATAAGAGTGATAAGCCAAACGCAAAACTAAATCGTTTGGGTTATCTTCTTCAGCAGATGGTTCTACGGATTAATAATCTTGAATATCATTTAGATGATTTAAAGTTTATAAATGAACACATCATTGACAAGAAGAACAAAGAGATATTAAAGTTAAGAAGTCAGAAATGGACACAAGAAAAAAACTAGCAGAGATGCAAGAAGATGCGATGTCTTTAAACATCACATCTTCGTCTTCAGCACAAGAGCGTAAAAACACCCCAGTGTATCACGGTGTTCTTATGTATTTCCCAGATGCTATTAGAGAGGTGGCTAAATGTTCCCACGCTGGGAATAACCAACACCATAGTGATAAACCACTGCATTGGGATAGAAGCAAGAGTGGAGACGAATTAGACGCTCTAACGAGACATCTACTTGAAGCTGGGTCAACAGATACTGATGGGGTTAAACACTCCGCAAAAGTGGCTTGGAGAGCCTTAGCGAACTTACAGAAGGAACTTGAGGTAGAGGGCAAAGCACCTTTGTCTAAATACAATAAACTATGATAGCAATATTCGACATTGATTCACTAATCTATGAGGCGTGTTATGGGGCTGAAGAATTAGAAGAGGCTGGAGAGCGATTCTTTAATCGTTATAACAATGCCATATATGAGGTTAGTAATAGATTTAACATCAAAGGGGTGATACCAGTTGGGTTCTGTAAGGAGAACTATCGTAAGAAGGTTGACTTATCTTACAAAGCTAATAGGGTGTCTGAAAAACCAAAGTTCTTTGATGAACTAATCCAGTATGTTAAGGATAATCTTAATGTACAAAGCAGAAGAGGTATAGAGACTGATGACTTGGTGGTTAAGTATCACGAGTACTACGGTAAGGATGGGTCAATCATTATGTCCATTGACAAGGATTACAACCAGTGTGAAGGACTTATATGGAACTACAAGAAAGGGGAGTTGATTATTGTAAACAAAGCAGCATCCCTTTTTAATTTTTATAGTCAAATGGTGATTGGGGATACGGCAGACAATGTCAATTATATCAAGGGAGTCGGTAAGGCTTGGTGTGAGAAGAACTTGTCTGACAAGAATGAGTTTGCTATGCGTAGAGCAGTTTACACTCTATTCAAAGAGAGGTATAGAAGCAAGGCAAAGGAAATGTTTATGCGATGCTATTTGCTATTAAGGCTGAATGTATTTTAATAGTGTGGTCTTATAAAAGCAATTAGAACATAAGAGTATAATAATAATGTACAATTATTGAAACAAAAGTGCCACATAATGCACAATTAATAAAACATAAACCGAGTACTGCACAGTAAAAGATTATGAAACCAAGAGAAGAAATAAAAAAAAGGATAAGAGAGTTGCAAGATGAGATTTACCGACTTAGACAACAAGAAAATTATGAGTGGGTAACCAATCAAACAGAAATAAACTTATGCCAAGCTGAAATAGGTATGCTTGAATGGGTTTTAAATTAATTGCAGCTAACGATAGGTATATGGTTAGTGCGGATTATTAACAGATAAAACTAAATTAGAATGAAATATTTTACAGAAAAAGAAGTACAAGACTTTAAGGATGGCAGTATAAACTTTCCTTACATAATAGTAGAAAAAGAACAACACGAAGTTATTGAGGTGAGTGAAATAGTTAGACTTAGTGGGATGGCTGACAATAATGGAACACCTACTGAAATTGGAGTACAAGTTCATACCAAAGGCGAACCGATTAAACACTTAACATATAAACTTGTTCAGTAGCATTACACATAACGATAGGTATATGGTTAGTGCGCCTACCACAAATGATTTAATTAAGCACTAACATAACTTGGCGCATTAACTACATACAATGTTGTGTGCCTTTAACACCAAAGAGAAATGAAAGAACTACTGATTAAACTAGACGCTTGTGATGAAGCAATAGAATGGGCTGGAGACAGAACAATCGAAGAAATTGTAAAAGACTGCGATAGGGGAGATTGGCTATTATGGTTGGCTAAAAAAATAGACATAGAACTCCAACCATTAACACTAGCTAAAGGACACTGCGCCAACACTGTTAGGCATTTAATGAAAGATGAAAGGAGTATAAAGGCAGTTGATATGGCTATTGCTTTTGGAGAAGGCAGAGCGACAATGGAAGAATTAAATAATGCGGCTTATGCCGTTGCTGTTGCTGATGCTGCTTATGCCGCTGCTGCTGCTGCTGTTGCTGATGCTGCTTATGCCGCTGCTGCTGCTGCTGCTGCTGAGGCTGCTTATGCTGCTGCTTTTGGTGCCGCTGCTAATGCTGCTGCTGGTGAGGATGCTAGAAAACAAAACCAAAAAGAAACTGCAGAAATATGTCGCAAGTACATTGGGCAGTTAATTATAGACAAGTGCAATGAACTTAACAATTTAAAATAAATAAAGATATGCCAGATATAACAATGTGTAAGGGTGTTGATTGCCATAAAAAGAATTCGTGTTACCGATATACGGCAAAAGCAAGTGAGTACAGACAATCTTTTTTTACGGATAGTCCGATAAAAAATGGAAAGTGTGAACATTTTTGGGATAATTCAAACTAAAGAGAAATGAAAAAACCAATGCAAGAGTTGATTCAATACGAATCTGATTTAACTAATATGTTTGATTCAGATGTAAGAGTAGCAGGGGCTTTACTTGAGTATATTAGAACTAATAAGAAAGATATGCTTGAGAAAGAGAATGAGGTGATTATGGATGCTTACATAGAAGGTTGCTGTGACAATATACTTTGTGAAAGCACAGATAAAAAAAGAGCAGAAGAGTACTACAACAAAACCTTACATACAGTTTACGGACAAATCTATTTACTACCCTACATTAAACTAACTCACTCAAGAAAACTCAATGGTGATTTAGAACTCATCATCGGTTGGTTGAAATGGGAGGTAGTATTTGCAATTTAACACCAAAGAAAAATGAGAACGATTATTACAAAACTTAATTAAGCTATTTTTTATAAATATTGTTACCCACTGTACGGGTTGACAAGCAAAAACTTTGATAAAATGAAAAAAACACTATTAACAGTACTGTACCCATTTTGGTTTTTCTTTGCTAAAACTTGGTTTGGAAATATGATGATGATTCCAATATCTTTAGCACCACTACCTATTTTAATACACTTAATTTTTCCTGATTTAATGAAGATAACAGGTGAAGAAGCAGTTGGAGTACTAACTTTATTATGTAGCCCATTTACAGGAATGATGTTTATAACAATAGGTTATAAGCTAGAAACCAATTACGAAAAGTGGAATTATAAAACGGAAATGGAAACCAAAATGATTTAAAACTCACAAAATTAGTATTGTGCCTAGCAAAAGAGAAATGAAACAGAGTAATAGAGATAGACAAAAAGAATTTAGCTATAAAGTTGTTGGGTGGTCAATCCTAATTTTTGTAGGGTTCACAATATTTTCATCTTTAATTAGATTAATATTTCACTAGATGCAAATACACGATGACTTTGAGTTTGAAGAGAAGCGCAGACTGTACTATGCAGTCTACGCTTTTAAGCTACTGGTTAATGAGGTCAGTATAGAAGACCTACTAGACTTTATAAAAGAACTAGAAGAAGAAGAAGAATATGAGGCGTGTGCTGGTATCAGAGACGCAATTGATAATTATATAAATAAACAAATGGATGAGTAATTTAAAGGCAACAAAGAATGAAGTAATGATTACAAAGTTAATCGACTACATAAATGATTATGCTGGTATAGACATAAGGGATAAGTGCAGAGATTCAAGGCACGTCTTCTCAAGAACTGTATACTTTAGAATAGCAGCAGAGTATATCCCAGACACATTATTTAACGTTGCATTTTCAGTGAATAGGAATCACGCCACTGCAATACACGCAAGGAAGATGTTTAAAGAGATAGAGAACTATTCTGTGTATAGTAATATGTATAATGATGCTTGTGCCTATATGGACTTTATAGATGGGATGGCATTGGAGGAGTACAACACTATGGTGGAGAGTCAGAAGGCTGCACTTGCAGAACAGATTGCTAAACTCAATGATGTTATTAGGATGCAGAATGACAAACTTAAACAACAACAACAACTCCTTGACAAGATAGGTCTGGAGGAACACGAAGTTAAATATCGTGACCTACCAACAGAAAAGAAATATGTATTTAAAGAGAGGGTTAACGCAATACTAAAGATGATATGAGTGTAATTGATAAGTTAAAATTAGGGTTTAAAGATGTCGACTCCATATACGAGTCGACATCACATAAGTGGGGTGACAAGAAAAAGGTTGACACCCTCCTTGAGATTGGAGCAATAATAGAAGCTAATCTAGGTATTGATTCCACAATAGGTGAGAGGAATGAAGCCAAGAAGCAACAGAGATATATTTACAGAACTATAAAGAAGATAGACCCTTCATTGGGTGATTTATTAATGCGGTTGTTTTGAGAAGAAAAGAAGTAGAGGATTACGATGAGAGGGTGATTAAAGCCCTAAAGTATTGCTGGGATAAAGGTATTTATGCCTACCCTATTGTTAATGATGGGGGTAGGGGTAAGAGATGCCCAGATGTTAAGATACAAATGAGGATAGGGAATAAGAAGGTGACTGGGGAGATAGTTTATAGTCAGAAGGATGATAGACTGTACAAAAAGATTAATGAACTATACCTACATCATTATGATAAACGCAACGATTAAACAAAATCGTTGCTTTTCAGTTATATAGTATGAATAACAACAAGAGACAGAACGATGGGCGCAAATATAACAAGCGTAAAGGTCGTGTAAAGATTATCAAGAACGAAGGTCAAGTATCAAAACCACAGATGACAAAAGCAAAGAAAGATAGGGCTAAACAACTTTCACAGAAGGCAATTAAGAATATCTTTGGGAGTGAAGATGCTATATGGGATGAAGTTGCTAAAGCAGCTAAAGATGGGAGTTATAAGCACCTTGAAATGCTTATGAACTATTCCTATGGGAAGAGTGGGGAGAACAGAGCAGAGGCAAGACCTCAACACAAACCACCAGTTATCCAGTTCATTAATAATGCTGGGGAACAACCTAAACAGATTGATAATACTATTGACATAGACCACGAAGAAGAATGAGTGGTATTAAGATAAATGTAAATGACAAGTACATCCCACTATTTCAAGGTAACACGAGATATTATGTGGTTACTGGGGGACGAGGTAGTGGGAAGTCATTTGCAGTAAACTTATTCCTCAACTCCCTAACCTACGAACAAGGACACAAAGTCCTCTTCACTCGTTATACGATGACCTCTGCACATACATCTATTATCCCAGAGTTTGTGGATAAGATAGACTTGATGGGGGCGAGTGATGACTTTAGGGTCACACGAGACGAAATCATTAATATGCATACCAATTCCCTTATTATGTTTAAGGGGATAAGAACATCAAGTGGGAATCAAACTGCCGCCCTTAAATCTCTTGCTGGGGTGACTACCTTCGTTGTAGATGAGGCAGAAGAACTTGTAGATGAAGAGATATTTGATAAGATAGATTTATCAGTGAGGTCTAACAGAAACACCAACAGAGTTGTATTAATTCTTAATCCGACAACAAAAGAGCATTGGATATACAAAAGATTCTTTGAAGCCAGAGGGATAGAGGCTGGATGGAATGGAGTGCATTCAGACACGACATACATCCATACAACTTATAAGGATAATAAAGCCAACCTCCCAGATAGTTTCTTACATAGTATTTATGAGATGAAACTTAAACGCCCAGAGAAGTATGAACATCAGATATTAGGGGGATGGATTAATCAGCAAGATGGGGCAGTCTACACCAATTGGAAGACTGGGAACTATGTAGAACTGAATAAAACTTGCTATGGGCAAGACTTTGGGTTTAGTAAAGATTTAACAACCCTTGTAAAAGTCTCTGTGGATGATTTTAAGAGGGAGATTTATGTTAAGGAGATATATGGGAAGGCTGGGATGAGTACGAGCGATATAGCGGCTAAAAATAAGCAATATGCTGGTACGGACTTAATCATCTGTGATAATCACGAGCCACGCCTTATTAAAGAGTTAAAGGATGATGGACTTAATATACAACCAGCCAAGCAAAAACAAGGGTCGATACTCTCAGGTATCGCCCTTGTGCAAGACTATGATATGATAGTTGATAGGCAATCACACGGTATAATTAGGGAACTTAATAACTACACTTGGAAAGAGAAGGGGAGTGTCCCAGCATCGGGATACGACCACTATATGGATGCGATTAGATATGCCGTTATGTTTTTAGCAGACAATAAGAATAAAGGGAACTACGTTGTCAGATAAGACGAGCGTTTAATATGACCCTAATCATATTCTTTTTATCTTCTTCATTGTATGAATCTGATTTCTTTAGATTATCTTCAGCCCACATAGGCTGAAGATTTAAATGATGATTGAGTATTTCAGCCTCAAATTCATCTTTAGCAGAAGACATAGGAATTATATGGTCTATATGCCACTCCCCGTAGTTTTGCCAAGACATTCCGTCTTTGAATTTACCCTCTAAATACAATCTAAACTTTTTTGGGGTTAGTCCTAAAATATCACTTGTTTTTGATTTCTTTTTAGAGCCAGTATTTTTTATAGCCCTCGCTATTAATTTCCTTATTGATTTATTGAATTTATATAATGGGTCATAAGACTGTCTCTCTCTGGCATATTTAACACAATAATCATTTATTTTTTTTCTGTTATTTAAATAATATCTTCTTTTTCTAATAGCAGCCCATTCTGCATTTTCCTTATTGTATTCTCTTATGCAATCTTTACAATATGAATGAAGTCCATCAGAAGACGCTGATTTTTTATGGAACAATGAGGAATGTTTTAATTTCTCGCATCTTATACATTTTTTTTCTTCTATCATCAGACTCGTGTTCAATATGATGCCCCGCATTTAATATGAGGCCCTATATTTAATATAAGGGGGGTGTCCCCCGCATTTAATATGATACCCCGCATTTAACATAAGGGGGTGCGTTCAATATGAGGGGGGGTCTGGGTCTCGAAACCCAGCCCCATCCCACTATTTAGACCCGTTCCAAATAACCAAACTTTAACATTTTTTTCTTGGTTTATATCAAAATAATTTGTAGACGTGTACGCGTTCATATATCTACAAAGGTGAAACAAAGCCAAGTGTTAAAAAAATAAAAAAATGTACATTTTTATTTGTATGTTATTTTTTTTATCTATATTTGACTTATCAAACAAAGTTTAATTA